TTCAAGCCTTCAGGGGTATTAGTATCAAACTGTGATGCCATTTGACGAAGCATTGTAGCTCTCTTGATAGCTGGATCTTGTACGTCCACACCCATAGCACCAGCTAAGCCACGACCTAAGTTACCTGTGTTCTTATAGATGTTATAGGATGTCTGTTGTTGAGGAGTCATCTGAGAGAACTGCAAAGCCTTCTGCTCAACCATTTGACGTTGCATTTCCTCAGGAGTACCCATGCCTCCAAATAAACCTTGAATTGACTGTGTAGCCATTATCTCTCCTTAAGATCTCTGAAAGTATGGATTAACTGTTTGTTGATAGTTAGAACTACCTCCAGATAGACCACTAATTAACTGACTAATAGGATCTGTTAAGCCACCTACTACAGCGTTGTTACGTTGCAACTGCAGAGCTGCTGCTTGTTGTGCTGCAGCATTCTGAATGTTAGCCGCTGCTGTAGAACCTGCTGTAATAGATGAACCCAATCCTAAACCTTGAGTCAAAGCATTTAAGCCTTGGTTCTCTAGGTTAGTAGCACCCTGCATATAGTTTGTATACGGAGCCAGAGCTTGTGTCTGCAAACCATAACCAGCACCTTGTAAGTTCAACCCACCAGTCATTAATCCTTGACCAAACTGTACTTGTTGATTACCGTAAGTCTGAGCATTAGCAGCCAACTGAGCATCTTGTTGTGCACGAGCATTCATTGCTGCTGCAATAGTAGGATTAGTAGCTTGTAAGCCGGGAGCACCTGCAGTGTATCCAGCCATCGTACCACCAGTAGCTAGACCCATACGTCCTTGCTGTTGTTGTTGGTTATACAACTGAGCCATCTGCTGTTCACGACCGGGAGCAAGTAATTGCTGTTGTTGGTTCATGTACTGCTGAGCTACAGCTTGAGGATTCTGACCAACATAGGATTGACCTAAGTTAAATAGTCCTTGACCAGCTCTAGTAATACCGGCTTGTTGTGCCTGTGCAGCTTGAGCTTGACCAATACCCACGCCACCTAATCCCATCAAGCCTTCACGCATTGCAGCTACGTCAGGAGCTACTTGATAACCTGCACCAGTTAACTGTCCAGTTGCAGGGTCATATTGAAAGCCTGACTTACCAAACCTTGTAGTAACTCCTACAGGACGGAACTGTGCAGCCTGTGCAGCAGCGTTAGCAGCGTTAGTGGTAGCATTAGAAGCTTGATTAGAGCTATAGATACTACCCGCAGTGCCCAGAAGAGGGGCAATTAAGTCTGTCCAATCAGGCATTAGTATGTTCCTCCGTCAACTGTTGCTGTAAAAGTACCAGAGACAGTAAGGTTTACTGCAGTGGCTGTTCCTGTTAATGCACCGTTATTAGCATCAGGTTTAGAATTCACTGCTGAAGCAATGTTATCAAACTCAGTGTTAATCTCAGTACCTTTAATGATCTTGCTAGGATTACCTGTATTTAGGCTATCCTTGACTGCAAAGTTAGTTGCTTTTGAATAGTTGCTCATTATCGTGTCTTCCCTGTCTTAACATAGACATCAAGTTTCTGAATGGATATTGACTTATTAAATACACTGGTTTCAAAGCCAAGTTGAATAGTTTTGCCTGAACCACCAATGTTAATAATCTTATTGTCGAAGGCTGAACCACCATACTCACCAATGTTATATTCAGCTATGTTGTATTCAGCTATAGAAGCATTGGCTAAGTCAAACTGTCTAGTGTTTAAAATATCACTGTAATCAAAGCCAAATTTTAAAGTAATTGAATAGCCACCGCCACCAATAATTGTTACGCCTACCTTTTTCATAATCTTAATTACAGTAGGTGACTGGAAGTCAAAGTAGTTGGTATAGTATCTCATCAAGTATGTGTTAGCATTGTCTTTGTAGCCATCATACTTACCAATGTAACCAGACCTGCCCACTAATAAGTCTCTATTACGAGTATACTTAAAAGCTGTTGGAACTAATCCATCCCATGTTGTAACTCTATTAGCTCCGTTGGGTAGTGGTGCTCTCATGTCAAAACAGTACACTAACTGACGAGTTGGTAAAGTTAATAGATAAAAAGCTTCCTTATCTGAGTATATGGCTTTAATATCAGCTGCAGTCTCTTGACTAACTTCCAAGACAATATCATCACGTACATTGGCACTGATGTCTCTCATTGGTGCTGACTTCTCTTGAATGGTACGCATCAATGAACGTACACCTGAGTCAGACAAGAAGATTACATCACCACCTGTGGCTACTACTGAGTCTCTAGCTACACAACCAATACCTGTAATTGCATCTGACAATGTAAGATTATTAGGGTCTGTAGCATTAGAATAGATAAGAATCTGCCTACGACCAAAGACAATCAAGAAGTTATTATGTGCAGCCAGTGAAATAATCTCATCAGCACCGTTAGGCCACACTTGAGATACATCCAATGTACCAGCTGTACCTGTACTTAACACATGACCTGATAACAAATCTGAGAACTGTATAGTACTCTTAACTGTAGCATTATTAGCACTCCATGTACGACCATAAGCACTGATAACTGTGTTGTTATTGGACACTGTAGCTACATAGCCAGCCTTCTCAGATACACGCCTAAATGTAGTTGAGCTAACTGCAGGATCAAACACTAAAGGATCATGTCCAGCTTGATAGAGGTATAAGACACCATTCAACGGAGCCATCTGCCAGTTACTGTCTGTGATTGTAGGGGCTGTACCGCCACCTCCGTAGGTTAACAATGATAATGTTGTACCTACCAACTTAAACAACTTATTGTTACCAGCAGCAATAATGTATGAATTACCTGCATTATCAATTAGCTCACCAAGAGCTTTAACGTCAGCAGTGCTTAAATCACTATTAGCAACGTGAGATGTAGTCCATCCCTTACGAGCACCAATACGTCCAAACTTATCAATCACACAGTTATTAGCCACAGTAGCATAGCCAGCCTCTAAAGAGACTGAACTATCCTGTGTATTCAACCCCATGAATCCCGGAGCTGCTACAGTTGTGGTTAAGATTTTAGCTACCATCAGACATCAACCCAAGTAGTTTCTTCATCATATCTGTTACGCTCAATAGCTACAGCATCTGCCAAAGCTAAGCGATATTGTTGATAAACCTCACTAAACCCTGTTCCACCATCTTCACCTCGTTCACCAACAGCTTTAGCGTAGGCTAACATCTGTACCAAGTGTGCTGGAACCTTTAAAGTATCAGAACTAGTTGTTAAATCAGCTTGAGGAATAACTAACTCAAATCTTAATGAGTACTCACCGTCTGGACGAGGCCAAATATCTACCTGAGTATCATCACCAGAGATACCACTGTAGTTGTAGTACACTGGAGCTGCACTTTGTACGTTACCTAAGTAATACTGTCTATTCATCCAGTTAGTAGCTACAGCTCTCATAGGTACATCTTGAGTATCATTTAAGACATCTAAAGTACGGAACCTCTGACCTGAACCTGTCAGTGTATAGTTACGAGTACTAGCCACTGTTGGGATTACAATAGTCTGTGTGAGGACATTCCAATCGTAGGCATCCTCAATCTCTCTCTTAGCATCATTAACAAAGACACCTATAAGGGAACTATAAGGAGTATCACTAACTGACGATACTTCAGTTTCCCTCAAGCGTATCAATACGTTGTTTACCAACTGTAGATATGTCGTAGCCATTAATATTCCTTATATCTTTGTATACTATAATAACACACTTTAGTGTTAATGTCAATACTTTTTAGACTTCTTTTTAGCTTTATTAGCTTCTGACATGGCAATAGCAATGGCTTGGTTACGAGACTTCACCACAGGGCCACCTTTACCACTATGTAGAGTACCTTCTTTGTACTCACCCATAACCTTCTTCATCTTGTTCTTAGCTGTTCTCTGACCACGTGTAGGCATAACCATAATTATTTTCCTATCAATAAAAGATTTTAACTGTAATAGAACCTGATGTAAAAGCTGTTACGTTAGCTCGTATATAAGGTGTTGGTGTTGCAAGCGTTACAATACCATCAGCTGTTAATGCTGTAGCGATTGTAGCCCATGTTGTACCGTCTACAGAGCCTTGAACAGCCACTGTACCGATAGTAATACCTGAAACTTGTATATGAGATGGTACTGCACCATCTGTACGAATTCCAAGTGAAGCACCTGTGGCAGATACGCCACTTAAAAGAGTTGCCAATGCCATAGTTATTTTACTCCATGAAATTTATTGTCAATAGCTAAGTAAATAGCCCCGAAGAAAGCACCTATAATAATGATAGGTTTCACAGCTTTAGCGATCCATTCAAGTACCATAAAAGCACCTGAAGCAGCGTTAAAGGCTTTGATTACGTGTTCTGTATTCTTCTCTATGTTGTCTACCTTGGACTCTACAGCCAGTAGACGCTCATAGATGTGTTCGTGAGTTACTTCATCTTTCATCATGGTGCATTAGTTACTTCAGCAACAGTAGGCCAAGGAACTGGTAATTGAACCACTAAAGGGTTAATTTGTTCTTGTAACGCATTATTAACTGATGCTTCTGTTGCATTTTGATCTACACCACCAACATTCCAAACCCACCCCAAAACTTGGGTTTCTGTCAAATCAACGTAAGAAATGTAGTCGCTTTCAGGCTCTGGAAAAGCAGAAATTCCAGACATTGATGCCACAAAACCATCTTGAATTCCACTGCAAAGCCATTTAGCGGAAACAACAATCCCCGTGTTTGGTTGACTTTCTAGTGAAGTAATAGTCCATTTAATCATTTTAATTCCTTAAGCAACTGATATACAACGCCATTTTGAAGTGGCTGCGTTCCAGATAAAACTAACATCAAGACGGTTGGTTGTTACTGTTGTAGTTGGTAACGACACTGTCGATGCTTCAAATGAAGCACCCCAAGCAATAGTTCTTGCTGCAGTACCTACAATATAAATCAACAATCTTTGTCCGTCAGTTGGTGTACCCGTAAGATTGGTTGTAAATGAAGTTATGTTTACAGCCTGTGCAGTTAAACCATAAACATCAGTTGTATCTGTGTTTATAGATGGCGTTGCATTTGATGTAGTTGTTACTACTCTAGGAGTTACACGCTTGTTTGTCAGCGTTTGTGTATCCGTTGTTCCAACAACTGTTCCACTTGGAAATGTTGGCAGAGTAGTCCAAGTTAAAGAAACCCCAGCTCCAGCAGATGTTAATACCTGACCACTTGTTCCAGCAGAAGTACCACCGGGCTTAAAATCACCCCAGAAGCGATTGCTTGTAAGGGATGAATTACCCCATGTTGCTTCATTGGAAACTGTTGCCGAAGATGCTGCCGCTGATGAACCAATAACAATATTATTTGAACCAGAAGTTATTGTACTTCCAGCTAAATAACCAAATGCCGTGTTATTTGTTCCAGTGCTTAAAGTTAACGCCTCTCGACCAATGCCTGTATTGTAATTTCCAGAAATATTGGTAAGGAGCGCAGAATATCCTAAAGCAGTATTTGAATCTCCTGTAGTGTTTGCCTTAAGCGCTTGTGCTCCAACTGCAACCAATGCCGCTTGTGTGTTTACCAAACCAGCTTGATAACCAACTGCTGTACTGTAGTTGCTTGTTGTATTTGCAGGCAACGCATCATTACCAATAGCTGTGTTGTATCTACCAGATGTGTTTGCTGCAAGTGAATTTGCACCTAATGCGGTGTTTCTAAAACCAGTTCCGTTTACCAAACCAGCTTGATAACCAACAAAAGTATTGTTTATTCCTGTTGTTGCATTACCCGCCTGATAGCCTAAAAATGTTTCAAATGCTGTTGCGCTGTTTGTATTGCCATAAACAGCACCCAATGCAGTTGGGGTAGCCGCAGAAGTAGATGCTGTATTAGCAATCGTTATTGATCCATTACCGTTTGTAACTGAAATACCTGTACCAGCAGTCAATGTTGCTTTGGTTAGCGTGTTGCCTGTAGTGTTGCCAATTAGAAGCTGACCATCGGTGTAGCTTGTCTGGCCTGTACCACCGTTAGCAACAGGAAGAGTACCACTAACCTGAGTTGCCAAGCTAACACCTGATAATGTTCCACCAAGTGTCAAATTACCAGAAGTAGTGACAGTTCCAGTCAATGTAATACCATTAACAGTTCCTGTGCTTCCTACACTGGTTACAGTTCCTGATCCACCAGTAATATATTCAACATCTGTTGCACCAGCGTTAACTGCTAAAAATTTACCAGCATTTGAAGTAAAGCTAGGCAATAGGTTTGTTCTTGCACCAGCAGCAGTAGTTGCAGCAGTTCCACCATTGGCAACTGGAAGAGTACCTGTGACACCAGTGGACAAAGGAAGACCTGTAGCGTTAGTTAACGTAGCAGATGTTGGTGTTCCCAATATTGGAGTTACAAGCGTTGGGCTTGTTGCAAATACATTGGAACCTGTACCAGTTTCATCTGTTAAAGCTGCAGCTAGATTAGCACTAGAAGGCGTACCTAAGAATGTTGCTATACCTGTACCAAGCCCAGATACACCAGAACTAATTGGTAAACCTGTGGCATTTGTCAGTGTACCGGATGTTGGTGTTCCGAGAATAGGAGTTACAAGTGTAGGGGTGTTAGCAAACACTAACGCACCAGTACCAGTTTCATCTGTAATTGCAGAAGCAAGGTTAGCACTTGATGGAGTGCCGAGGAACGTAGCTACACCAGTTCCCAAGCCACTAACACCTGTGCTAATTGGTAAACCCGTAGCACTTGTGAGGCTACCAGTTACATTACCTGTTAAGTTACCTGTAACATTGCCTATAACAGCACCCGTATGTGTACCTGTAGTGTTACCTGTGACAGCACCAGTCAAAGCACCTACAAAGCCTGTATTAGCTGTAACTGTTGTGCCTGTAATAGCAGCAGCTGTAGTACCTCCAATAGTAGTACTATTGATTGTACCGCCTGTAATGGCAACTGCTGAAGCCTCTTGATTACCCAAAGAGCCTACAATTTTAACAACTGCACTTGAGTTGTCTTTAGTGTAAAGCTTCTTATCTGTTACATTAACGGCTAACTCACCTTTAGTTAAATCCCCGGCTACAGGTGCAGCAGAAGCTGTACTGCTATTCTTTGTAATGATTGTTGTCATTTAAACTCCGTATAAACTATAGAATTTGTTAAGTGCATCTTCAGAACCTAATTGGTCAATGTTATTTGAAAGTATTTTATTTAGGAATGAAGGAAGTTTTGATGGCATTAAGCGCATTGTACTCAGGGGTATTTATTGTTGGTTGATTAAAAGTACCTAACTTACCTTGTGCATCTGGTAACAATCTTAACAAGTTTTGCTGTTGACTAATAAATCTCTGTATGGCAGCATCTTTGCCAAGACGTGTAATATCACTTGCTAATCCTCTAATAGTCGTATTAAAAGTACCTGCCATTGCAGACTCTGGTGTTCCACCCGCATATTTAGGGTTGACGGAATTGAACAGCATAGCATTAGGGTTAGCCTTATAAAGCTGGTCAATGACAGCATTAATCTCAGGATTATCTGTGAGAATCGTAGCCAGCTCATTGAATTCAGGAGTCATCTGATTCATCTTGGACAACGAAAAGTTAATTGGCTCTGCGTATCCTGTAAGTGGAGTTGGTAAATAATCTGCTGGCTTAAGCGAATAGTCTTGCGCTTTACCGCCCATATTGGCGTAGTTGTAACTACTGTTTGCGTAGCGGTTAGCATAGTCAGAATATAAAGCTCTTTGAGCTTGGAATTCCTGTGCTGTTGTAGGTGGCTTATCTTTAAAGGCTTGTAACTGAGCTGTTAACTGTTCAGGTGTAAGACCAGCTGATTCAGTTGTTATTGCATTTTGAATAGGTTTTGTATAACCAGCTTTTAGTCCACCTTGAACTTGGTAATTGTAGAAGTCTCTACCTGTCATGCCATACTTATTACCTAATGAATCAAGAGCTTGCTCAAATGTTAAACCCTTATCTGTCATTTCCTTTGTAATAGCTGCGTTACTTGTGCTATTTAAAAGCTCAGGCTTAAATGGAAGTTGTGTAACATAGTTTGTAACACCCCATTGAGCAGCTTGTCCGGGTGAATTAAATTTACGACCTGTTACAGGATCAAAGACTGTTTGGAAAACATTTGTACTTGGAGAGGTAGCAGCACCAGTGGCGGTTGCAATAGCTAGACGTTGTGGTGTCATTGCTTGAGAAGCGGGCATTGAACTAAAGTCATTAATAGTTAATCCCGTTGAAGTTGGGGATAACATTCCAGTAGTTGCTAATGGTGCTGTAGGTGCTGTAGGTGCTCTAGGTGCTGGAATAGTGTTTGAAACTTGACCAGATTGCTGTGGAGTAAACGGTATACCTGTGTTTTGTACAGGTGTTGTAGGGGTAGTCCCATAAGAAGAATTATACCACTGTGCCAACGGTGTAGAAACATCACGAGGCATTGCTGGAAGAATTTGATTATAGTTTTGTTGGATAGCGTTGAAGTAATCTTGACTATTAAGTGGAATACCTTGAGTTGGTAAAGCACCTACTCCACCGCCACCTCCACCGCCTCCACCAGATGTAATTGCAGCACCTCCTAAGAGACCTCCAACACCACCTAAAATACTAGCAATTTGAGAAGGTGTTAGATTGCTAAGTATACTTCCAATACCAGAGCTTAAACCTGCCGATGGTAATGCTGCTTCTGCTGCTGCAATTTGTGCGGCTGTTAATCCTGCAGTTAAACTTTCTGCAACTGGCAATCCTGCTTCTGATGCTGCAATATCAGCGGCTGTTATACCTGCTGTTAAGCTTCCTGCAGATGGTAATCCTGCTTCTCCTGCAGCAATATCAGCAGCTGTAATACCTGCAGTTAGACTACCTCCGAGTGATGGTAACGCTGCTTCTGCTGCTGCAATGTCAGCTGCTGTTATGCCTGCAGTTAGACTACCTCCTAGTAAGCCTGCTGCTCCTGCACCAGCACCATAAGCACCAGCACCGTAAGATCCAGCTCCTATTGCTAAATCTCCAGCAGTTAGTGCTGCAACATCAGCGGCTGTTAAACCTGCTGCCCCTGCTCCTGCTCCCGCACCAGCCAATAAACCTGACGCATCTAAACCAAGATAAGCACCACCAAGAATTAATGCAGGTTTTACCCAACTTGGTACATCAGAGCTGGATGCACCTGTAGTGTAGAACACAGGAGTTCCATCAGCAGCAGTTTCTAATCGATAACCTGTGTTACCTTTACCTGTAAACGTACCACCAAAGGCATTACCAGTTTGACGTTCACTATAAGTATTAGGTACTTCTTGACCAGTTACTTTATTGCCAAATGTAGTTATGGTTTGAGTGCCACTATTATAAGAGTTACCATATTCATCAGTTGAATACTGAGGAACTTCTTTTGTAATCTGACCAAACTGACTAATGTCTGTAACTCCAGTTTGAGCAATAATCTTAGCCATATCAGCAGCATTAGCTTGTGCTGAACCATAGCCTTCACCTGTCCATTTTGATGAGTCGCTAGATGCAAGAATTTGACTAGATAATTTATCAATAATTGTTTGGTCAACTGCCATTCTTATTCACCTTTTCTGTATAACTCAAACGTAGCTACGATTGACATTGTTGCACCAGCTTCTGAAAAAGATGTGATATAGTCACCCTCTTCCATTACAAAACATTGGCTATTAGTTAACAAGTCCAGTGTTGTTCTAGCTGCTAGTACTTGTTCAGATACAACCACAATCGTTGTAGCTGTAGAAGCTCTATACCAATTAAAACTTATGTGCTTACTAGGTGATGTATTAGCAGTATGCAATAGGATACACTTAGCGTAATAACCTGTAGGTACTGTATAGACAGTAGTCAGGGTATTAGCTGTTAAGTTAAGACCCGTTGATAGTGTCTTCATCTTGTTTCACTGTTTTCTTAGTTGCTTTAGGTGCTATTACAGGTTCAGCTTGTTCAACTACTTCAGTGTATCCACTATGTTTACGCATCTCAAGAATCTCATGCTCTTGAAAGAACTCTACTGTGTTACCTGATTGAATACATTTAAATTTCATTTGCTGTTACCTTTCTGATGTACTAAAGAGTAATACATTAAAAAGGCTCCCTCCTCGTGAGAGGGAACCCTTAAAGCCTACTTAGACGGGAACCACAAGGGCAACGCCACCGTAGTTACGCAGCTCAGCGCAACCGTACAGAGTATCAGCTGTGAACAATGTACCGAGGTACTCTTGTTTGTACTGAGTCTGTGAACGGACACCAACTTGCTCAACCAGAACCATAGAGTCTTTGTGAGCCATCAAGCACACACGACCCAAGCTAGTACCGGAACCATCAGCAGCAGACTTAGCTGTGCCAGCATTGGACGAAACGTAGACTGGAACACCATAGATGTCACCAATCATGCCGTTACGGATGCTGTTAGCAGAACCAGCTTCACCAACGCTGTTGAAGGTTGTGAACTCAGTCAAACCGAGGATAGTGTTACGTACATTTGGGGGAATCAAGAAGAAGCGGTTGTCCATAGGAACATCGCTGTCATCAAGACGCTGAATTGTACGACGAATACCAGCAGCTGTCAAAGCTGAAGCATTACCAGCACCAGCAGAAGCTGAGTAGTCAAAGGCTGTAGAGCCGTCACCACCAATGAAAGCACCAGCGTAGCGGAAAGTACCTGCACCAGCTGTTGAAACATTGAACTGTTGACCCAAGTTTACCAAGTCAGTATCAACTTGCTTACCCAAAGAATAACCAGCATCATCAGTGTAGAACTGACGTAGGCTAGACAATGCTTGAGCTTCGACGATGTCCTCAATCAAACGTGAGTATTCGTAGTGCTTGTTGATAGAGACAGTTACTTCAGACTCAGTAGCTGCGATGAGTGTAACTTGTGTAGAAGCTGCCTTAGCAGAAGCATTGCCACGTGCAGGGACTGGAATGTGAACTGTGTCACCTTTCTTGCCCTTGAAGCTCATCTTCTTAACTAGGTTAGCTGCAACCAAGCTCTTTTTGTAAGCAGCAGCGATTTCGTCGCTCCATACTTCGGGGATAAACGTATTAGCGGTCGTTACCGTTACGTGATCTGTTCCTAATGCCATTTTAAAATTCTCCTGATGATTAAATTAAATTACTTTACCCTGCCTTCAGCATACGCAGCCATAATTTCAGATTGCAGTGCCTCATAACGGTCAGGATCTTGCATACGTAGCCGGATAAGGTCGGCACGACGATATACTTTCTTAGAAGACTCTCCAGTTCCCCCAACATCGACACCAGCTGCTTTCAGATTCTGTTTGCGAACAGCGTTACCTGCATCAGTAGTTTGTTGTGTCTTAGATGTACGAATCTGTTTGAATGTAGAGAGAAGTTCATCAGCTGCACCAAAATCATAATTAGCATCTGCCATTGCGTAGATGTTGAGCCTCATTGGAGAAGCTTTAACCCACTCAATAAACTCACCATCACGTACAATATCTGCAAAGTCAGGATGCTTCTTGTTGAGCATTGCTTGTGTCTGAATTTGCTTTAACTGCATTGATGCCTGTTTAGCGGCAATTACGTCAGGATGATTCGCTACAGCACGATTAACGTGACTCTGCGGATCTTCAAAGAAATCAATCTCTTGTGAGGAGTTATTTACCTCATTTGGTTGAACTTGTTGTTGATTATTTTGAGCTATGCTTTGCTTAATGAGATCATCAGCTAAACGCCTAACTTCACCAACTTCCTGTGCTTGTCTACCAATTAGCTTTTCAGCCTCTTGGTGCATACGAACAATATCTTCAAGATTCTTCCCCTTGTACTTCTCAGGGATCTCTGGAGTTTGATCTGTAGGTTGTTGAGTTTGTTGTACGCTTGTGGACTGTTTAAAGTCCTCAGCTTCTATCTCACTAATATTACCTAGTTCCTCATTACTATCAATTAAAGCCATACCTAACCTTTCCCTGTCCACGAATGGATTACAGGATAATTTCAAAATAAAATTGGGTTGCCTGAAGCTACTCAGATCCTCTCTTTTGTTCCTGCTTGAGCCTGTCAGCTCTCACAGCAGCCCATTTAGCCGTAGCACCGGGAAAGTCGCCTGATATGGCATCTAACCCAATGGTCGGAGCTGAAACGAGCCTGATAGCGTCCTTACTACATACTTTGCATTTAGCAGTTGTATGATCGCTATCTACCAGCGATTCAGTTATGTGGTCGTTAGAGCATTTGAAGTCGTACAGTCTTTTCATCCCTGCAATTCCTCATATACCTTCTCACACACAGCCTTACGCCCTAAAACCAATTCAAGAATATCTAACTGTCCTTTACGATAATGTAATGTTTGTGTATCGTTGACAGTAGAAATATCGTTTAAACTAGCCTTAATCTCTTCAAAGTCTTCAATTAAGAAGTCCCAACCCTTAGTACTCATGGTATTAAAGGTTTCTTCGTAGTAAACTTGTAGGTCTTTTTCCATTTAAGGAGAACCTTTCTATAAATTAGCTTATATAAGTGTTATTGTATCATAAAAACAACACTTTGTCAAGCCTTTTGTTAACTATTTTGTTATTTGCGTGCTTTAGTCATCATCTGAAGGCTTGCAATACGCTCATTTGAGGCAATATCATCAGCTTTCAGGTTAATTTGCTTCTCTTTAAGCATCATGTCAGCTAGTTTCAGACGCTTTTCAAAGTCTCCGCCATTGTCTAGGTTAGTAGCAGCAGCTTGAACCAACTTAACACGGTGTTCTTCAGGAATTAACTGAGCTTCAACCATAGTTTTTTGAGCTTCAGCTGACTGCTTCTGAGCTTTAGATGTCAAATCTGCCACCTGAGCCTGTGCCAGCTGCATCTGAGCCATCTGTTGCTCTTGTTGAGCCTTAGCAGCTTCAGGATTGGGCTGAGACATCTGATCCAGAGCCTTCATCAACTCACCACGGTTAGACAATGAACTGTTCTGCAGGATACCTTTGAGGATCAATGGCAGTACTGGAGTATTTGGGCCTAAGGTCTGCAACAAGCCAATCATCTGTTGTTGTTCAAACTCTCTAGCTAAGATACCCAAAGTAGCTGTAGGTACGAATGTCATATCAACTGATGGATAACGCTCACTGTCAAACTGCATATAACGGAAGGCAGCCTTGTTAATGAACGGGATCATGAAGTCTTCTTGGAAGTTACTCAAGGTACGCTTGTACTTCTTGATGATGCCAGCCATAGCCATTGACATACCGCCAGCACCTGCATCACGAGGTACATTAGATGGCATACCTGCGCTGTCAACTGTGCCTGTAGCTTGCAGGAGCATACGTTCAAAGTTCTGCGCTGCAGCAGCTGAGCCACCATCAGTCTGACCAAACTTGAATGGATACAAGATCTCAGATGGTGCGCCATTGGTCAGGATAGCCTTACCGGGCTTAATCTCAAACTTAGCACCTCGTGGGAGCCTTGTAGCGTCCATGGCAATCATGGGTGCTGTAGTCAGGGCTAAAGAGTCCATGTGAGCACGAAGCTGACCATCAATAGCTTTCTGCATATTGTAGGCTTTCTCAGCTGTGCCTCTACCCCAGAAGCGTCCGGGGACTGTATCATCTTGGTAGGCAATGACTGGACGATCCTTCATCATGTAAGGATTAATTTCAGCTTTGAGCAAGATTGAGTCATTGGCAATCACAACAATAGCTTCAACCAAGTCTGAGTAGTCTTCAGCTGCTGAGCCTTCAGGGAACAGTTCAGCATACTCGGTTGACTCTTCACCATCTAAATATTCACGAGGAACTAAACCATAGTATGTAATCAACTTAACCTTATCATCTTGATAGGTCTTCAAGTCTTGGGTTACTTCCAAGTCTTCATCCTCTGATGCACTGGTAATGTCGACCTTCTTATAAATGCCTCGCTCAATGCCCTCCACAACCTTGTGAATGGATACATACTTCTCGATAGCAACGCCCAGAGCATCGTCAATGGAATCAGCATTAGGATCAATAAGGAAATTCTTAGGGTTAACTGGTTTAATCTTGACCGCAACTCTATCTTTTTCTTGAACTCCAATAGCGGCTGCATTAGCAATGCCGGGAATCGCTTGAGTAGCTGGAATGTACTCTTTCTCAGTCTTAACAATGATCTCACCAATACCTGTACCATATATTTCAGCCATCAACTCAATCTGGTCAATAGCTTTTTTAATCTTGTCTCTCTTGAAGTCTTCATGCAGTTGAATCTTAATTTGTTCAACATCTAAAGGATTACCATCTACATCTCTAACGTCATCTGAGATGTCAAAGAATTCACCTTGACCGAAGATAGCTTCCATGATCTCAGCATGGCGAGTCTCAATGGCTTGTTGAGTAGCTGGAGAGATGATACGTGAACGCTCAGACTCTCTCCCTTTGTCCTCAGCAGACCACTGACCTCGGAAGATACGCTCGTACTCTTGCCAGAGATCCATGTAGTTAGCATCTCTGTGGTCACGCCAGCGAGTGATGTGCTGAGTAACCCATGAGGTTAGTTCCTTCTCAGACTCTGTGGGTTCTTCCCAATTAGAGTCTTTATTATCATCAAATTGATCTTTAGTTAAAGCCATAATGTTTACATATCCTTTGTTGAATCATCTAAAGAGTCATCGTCTATCTCAACCTTACTGGATGTGATAGGGCCTCCAACTAACCATGCACTGCAAGTCCTGTCAGCTGCACACTTAAAGTCAAATAACTCACAGAAGCCTAACTTAGCTGTGTCTATAACATCTTGAGCAAAGCTATCAGTTTCTTGGTCTATGCCTGAACGGATACACTCCATCATCTCAGGTGTCTGTATAAAGGCTGCACAGTTACCACAGCGCATTGACTTAGCCTGACCAATACTAGTCTGCCACTCATTAGCTTTCTTATTCCAGAAGGCTCCATTGGAGAGTTCAGGATTAGCTGGGCCATAGCCTACGTTCTTAAAAGCCCAATCACGCTTCTTAAGGTTTTCTTTAATGTCATGTGTTTCAATAGGGCATTGCATCTTTAATATCCTGATATTTTATCAAAAACTTCCCACTCATTTTCTTCATAATCAGTGTTGTAGTTAGCTATAGCTAGTTGGTCAATGTAACTTAGAGCATCTACTAAGTCATCATGTACACCAGCTGTGGGGAACATAATCAGTTGATCTCTGAACTCACTCCA